CAGACCAATCAACTGAAGCCCTTATGTCTCAGTTAGGTGGTAAAGATTCTTGGAATGAAACCCTTAAATGGGCTGAAGGTTTATGTGATTATGATAAACAGATCTTTAATCGTGAGTTAGAATCTAATGACCCTGAACGTCAAAAGACAGCAGCATTAGAACTATCAAAGCGACATAAAGAAGCTGTTGGGTATTCCCCTAAAGTAGTCCTTAAAGGCTCACAGTCACAAGGCTCTTCAAAGGGTGATACATTCTATAGCAATCAAGATATGATTAATGCTATGAAAGATCCTAGATATAAATCAAGTCCTGAATACCGTAAATCGGTAGAAGCTAAAATCGATAGGTCGATGAAAGCAGGGACAATATAAAATAAAAACAAAAAGAGAACTCCGAATTAAAACCTTAGCCTTTTAAGAGGTTGTACTGAGGTACATACTTAAAGGGATAACTAGAGTCCTCCTTCAAAAGTCCTCTTTATCTAACACAAAAGAGAAATAACAAATGAGTTATGATTTAGCAGCATCCCGTTTGGGTGTCGTAGATAAAGTCGGTGGTGACGAATTAGCCCTGTTCCTTAAACGTTTCGGTGGTGAGATTCTTATGGCCTTTGATGAAAAGACAATTTTCATGGGTCGTCACTTTGTTAAAAATGTAGAGAGTGGTAAGTCTACCCAATTCCCTAAGATGGGTCGTTTGGTTGGTTATTACCACGCAGGTGATGGTAGTGCCGTTGATTTCGGTAATGCTGCTCACGGTGAAGTTGTTGTCCCTATTGACAAACAGCTAATCGTACCTGCTCTTATCTCAGAGTTCGATGAACTTGTAAACCACTATGAAGTACGTTCTAAGTATGCCCATGAAATTGGACAAGAGCTTGCCACATCTTTCGACGAACACGTTTGTATCGAAGGTCTATTAGGTGCTCGCTCTGCTAATGAGCTTGCTGAGTTACCTGGTGGTGGTCAGTACGTCGATGATTTACTTAAAAATGATGGTGGTGTTAGCGGTTCCGCAGATGATGCAGGAGTTGCTCTAGCACTTGTTACTGGTGTATTTGCAGCTGCTGAGGCAATGGATAATAAGAATGTTCCTGAAAGCGGTCGCTATATTGCCCTACGTCCTAAAGAATACAATATCCTTATTAAAGAAGCTCAGACTAATGGTATGAGTGCAATCAATAAAGATATTGATGGTAACGGTTCTATCTCTAAAGGTACTATCTTTGAGCTAGCTGGTATCACTATTCTTAAATACCCTCGCTTACCAAGTACTAATATCCTTCAAGGTACATCTGATAGTAAGAACTTCTACCACTATGGTGACTTCTCTAAGACTGTTGGTTTTGTATGGCAAGAAGACGCAATTGGTACTGCCAAGCTACAAGGTCTTAAGATGGACGTTAAAGATCTAACTGTTACTCACCTAGCACATGCGATGTTAAGTCGCTACCTCATGGGTCATAAGGTCCTCAGACCTGAGTCATGCTTTGAGTTGACATTAGATACATTAACTGTCGCTTAATAAAAAATAAAAGAGTTAGTCCTAGAGGTTTTCCTCCTCCTTTCCCTCTAGGCTAGCTCTATTTTTTCCTTTTCAAAAACCCTATAAATTTCCGAAAGAGATAAACCATGTTAACACTCCTTGATGCAGTCAACAAAGGCTTGTCCTACTTGGGACTACAGCCTGTAAACTCCTTAACCTTAGGTGACTCAGAAGCTAATACTATACAACGTGTTATCGATGAAGAAAGACTCTTTCTATTAAGCAGGGGAGAAGTCTATAACACTCAAATAGTTACTCTTGTCCCCGACAGCTCAGGTAATATCTTAGTACCCTCGAGCTTTATAACAACTTTACCTGTAGCAGAGAAAACAGGAATCGTACAACGAGGTACTCACCTCTACGATACTAATAACAACACTGATGTGTTTGATGATAGTGTTGAAGTCCGTGCTTACTTAGATTTACCCTTCGACGATCTCCCTTATCAAGCTAGAAATTACATCTCTCTTAGTGCCATGAAGAAGGCCTTGATAAGACTCGAAGCGAGTCCACAAGTAATTCAACTTGTACAGTCAGATTATATAATGGCTCAAGATGAATATGAACGTTATGTATGGGACGAGGACGATGTCAATTTCTTAGATGCTGATGACTTACAATTTGTTAGAAACAGAAAACATACTTATAAATACAGTTGGTAAAAAATGACTTTAATTACTAAATCACTTCCTGAGCTTTATAACGGTGTATCTCAACAGAACCCTAATGCTCGATTAGATTCACAGTGCGAACTTCAGGACAACATGGAAGGTACTATTGTTAGTGGTCTAACTCAACGTGCTCATACTGACCATGTAGCTGAATTAGTTACTCCTGAGTTAACCAACCCTCCCCATCCTGTGGCCTCCCCAAGTGTCTCCTCAAGGCTCCAAGCAGGGGACCCCGTACACTTTTATCAAAGAGATGCTAATGAAAAATATGCTATATTCTTTACAAGCGATGATGACTATCCTATCGAAGTTTATGACTTGGCTGATGGTTCCTCAAAGGAAGTCTTTTATGAGGACAATGATGCACGTGACTATGCTCGTAAACGTGATGGTCTTGGTGGTCTGCCAGGTGGTAACCCTTCCATACGTGCTACTACTATTGCTGACTATACTATCGTTGCTAATAATGACTTAAACACAGCTATGTCAGGGACTCTTAGCCCTTCTAACAATCCCTATGCTTTAATATGGATTAAGCAAAGACAAGCAAATATAAACATCCGTGTTAAATTTACTAACACAGCTCTTGATGCAGATGTAACTTCAAATGCTACTGGTGATACAGGTGTGGCAGCTGCTGCACTTGCTGGTACTATCAACTCTGATGGTAACTACGATGCCTCTGTAATACACCCTAGAAGCTCCGTTATAAGGGCTACTAGGAGCGGTGGATCATCTGACTTCGAAGTAACTAGTGGTGATGACTTTGGTAACCAAATGGTAGTCGTTGTTAAAGATGCTGTAAATAAATTTACTGATCTACCCCCACATGCTAATGATGGAGATGTTATTCAGCTACGAGGTGGGGATGATAACTATCAAGGTGTCTATTTCGAATGGAACGAGTCTGCTAATAAATGGCAAGAGACGATTGGATTTGATTTAGAAACGACCTTTGATGCACAGACAATGCCACATCAATTGGTACGTAATGCTGATGGTACATTTACCTTTAGTCGTATTGATTGGTCAGAACGTACAGTAGGTGATGATGATTCCAATCCTATACCTAGTTTTGTAGGTAAACCTATTAAAGATATCTTCCTCCATAAAGACCGTCTAGGATTTATTTCAGGAGAGAATACAGTAATGGGCCGTATAGGTGACTACTTCAACTTCTTTGGAGCAACAGCTACAGAGATACTTGATGATGACCCTATTGATATTCCTGCTTATAGTGGTTCTATTGTAAACCTTTTAGATGCTATCCCATTCAACGATAGTTTACTTTTAACAAGTGAGTTCCAACAATTCATATTGAATACTCAAGGATCTCCTTTAAGTCCCCTTACAGCATCCATTGATGTAACCACTGAGTTTGAAGCTAGAGATGTTCGTATGGTAGGTGCTGGTAATAATGTCTATTTTGTTTCCCCTAAAGGATCTTATAATGACATGTATGAGTATTTTGTAAATGAAGATACAGCTAATAAAGATGCTGCTCAGATTACAGCTCATGTACCTCAATTCTTACCACCTTCAGTTAGTCAATTAGCTAGCTCTACATCACAGAAAATTATCCTAGCATTGAATGAAGAGGAAAGGAATAAGGTTTATGTTTACAGATATCTTTGGAACGGTAACCAGAAAATCCAAAGTTCTTGGAGTACTTGGACTTTTGATTATAATATACTTGCTGCCGAATGGATTGATAGTATTGCGTTCTTTATTGTGGAAAAAGATGGAGTCATATCGTTGGAGAGTTTGGATGTTGATGATCCAAATACGGGTACACTTAATTTCCCTGTTAATCTCGATAGACTGGCTTCTGTATTAGGTGTCTATAATGACCCTGGAAGTCCTCTTGGAACAACCACATGGACACTCCCTTATTCAGATTCTAACCTAGAAGATATACAAGTAGTCACTAGTGATAATGGTATGAGGCTTAATGCGACACCGCACGATACTGACCCTAATAAGGTTATAGTATTCGGTGACTACTCTTCTGCTAGCCATTGGGTTGGTAAGAAATATCAAGGACGTTATCGATTCTCTGAATGGGTAGCTAAAGATCAAACTGGAAAACCTAGAAGTGGTTATCTCAACATTAAATTTTGTCGAGTTAAATATTTAGAAAGTGGTACATTTGAATTAGAAGTAAGAGCTCAGAACCGTGACCCATTAATTACTGTTAGTGGTGGTCTTGAGTCTAACATTAGTTTAATTGAGAATCCTAATAGAATATCAAAAGAACGTAAGTTCATGGTTGCAGGTAAATCAATTAATACAACTATTGACATTACTACTTCAAGTTACTTACCAATCAACATTGAATCAATTGAATTACAAGGATCGTTATATGGAAGAGGTAGAGTCTAAACCTTATTTTGTTCCTTACACTTCAGAGAATCATAATGATATATATGATATAGAACTCGATGCAATTAGTCTTATAGAAATGTTTGGGATTTGCGGAAACGTAGATCCCTCTGAGACTCTCGCTTTAACGACCTTCAAAAGTACCCAAGCATGGATCATTTATGATGCCTCAGGAAAACCCGATGGTGTCTTTGGTATAACTGATTTAGGATTCAACACAGGGTCGCCTTGGTTGTTACATTCAGGGAACGTTGCAAAGAACCATAAAAGGGAATTCTTAGAGGGTTCCTTTGAGATCATGCAGATCTTTATGTCAAACTATTCTGAGATGTATAACTATGTATGGGTTGACCATATAGAAGCACATCGATGGTTGTCTAAGTTAGGGTTTACAGTTGACAAGACATTCAAACATTCATTCGCTAAGAACGATATTCAATTTTATAAATTTTATTACAAAGGCTAAATCATGTGTTTACCCATTATTCCTATTATAGGGGCCAGTTTAGGTGCCATTGGAGCAGGAGCTAATATCATGGCTCAGAATGCAGCTGCGGATGCACATAATCGTGGTCTTGAAGTACAGATGCAACAGCAACGTACAGCTGAAGCAGATATGAATTTACAACTACGTAACCAACAACAAGCAATCAATGAGAATGGTGTCGCTGCTCGATTCCAAAGATCTCGTGAACATCTTGTTGAGATGGGACGTATTAAAGCTCAGAATGCATTTATAGGCATTTCAGGAGACAGTCGACAAGGAGCTGTTCATTCAGCTAAAGCAGGTCTTGATCTTTCAATTATGAGAGCTAATCAAGAATCTCAATTAATTAATACTCAACAAAAGATTACTTCTAATAGAATTAATACACAAGCTCAAGTAGAGGCTACTCAGTCTAGACAACAGTTTGGTGTCAGTCCTCTAACAGCAGGCCTACAAATTCTTAGTGGTGGCTTTAGTGGGGCAGCAACAGGAGCAAGTTTCTAAATGGCTGATAGACGAATTAATAGACAGAGTGCTCAGTTAAATCGTCAGGTAGAGTTAGGTCGCTTACAAGCACCTGGTATAACTGGCATGACTGAAGAAGCAAATAGTGCTATGCAGTTAGCAGGTGCTCTTGGTGGAGTTAATAGTATCTTCGGTAGTATTGGTTCCATGATCCAACAACGTGAAGCTAGTAGACGTGAACAAGAATTAGAAGATATCAGAGCAGGTCAAACTGCTGAACGTCTTGGAGAAGAACGTCAAGAAGGTGAATCAGAAGCATTCATTAAAGGTCGTAACCAACAATGGGGTACATCTGATGGTCTGAGTATCAAGAAGCTTGGTGAGGAATTCCTTCAAGCAAACATTGATGCAGAATCTAATGCTGACTTTCAAGCTTCCTTTCAAGAGTTCAAACAGACACACCTTCAAGGTATGGATCAATTACCTGAAGAGTATCGTGAGAAGTTTGCTAAGTATTGGGATGATACAGAAAGACGTATTGTCAATGCTTGG